ATTTAAAATTTCAGGTGAAAATTTTTTAATAATACCTGATTTATTGGGCCTTTGTAAGGTAATTTTTTTATACATTTTTATAAAGGTATGAGAGATAATTCATTATTATAAATTGCATACTGGAATCCATCGGTCTTTACGTCACCGAATCCAAATCTTTTTCCTAAAGATATTCTTTGTTTTTTCCCTAGTAGAATAGATTCTTCTGTGAATCCTTGATTAATTTTTGGACCTTGTGGTCTTGCGGATAAAACGTCTCCTGGATTTGGTGAAATATTAAAACATCCTTTTAGATTATTTTTTGCTATTTTCATAAAAGAAAAGAATATTTTTTTTCTTTCATGGAGAGTAAATTCATTTGGTTGTTTGTTATAAACAACTTCCCACCCAACTTCTCCTAATTTAGTTTTTTGGTTGAAAAGAATGTTGTCGCATAATTCTTTAATGTTAGATTTAGTTTTTTCTAAAGAATATTTTTCTTGAGAATCTAAAAATTCCAAGTAAACATAACTTTTTTTATTTTTATATGGGATTACGTAAGTATAAATGGACATTAAACCAGAATCGCACGTATAAATTATTTGGTTTCTTTTTTTATTTTCTTGAGGATATATTATTGAATTATCTGGATATCCTATATCTTTTAAAATAATATTAAATTCTTCTTTCATTATTATGCTAATATCTATTTTTATTTAACGGATTGGAAAAAGTGCTAAATTAATAAGAGATAATATATTATAAAATGCAAGAGCAACAAGTTAAAGAAATAAATTTTGAACCAAAAACATCTCAACAAATTTTTGTTCAAAATAACACCAATTATTCCAAATCAGAATTAGATATTGATAGGCAACCCTTTGACTATTCAAAATATGTTAATTCTTATTATGAATTTAAACTTAAAAATAAGCATGTTCAGTATTTATTAAATTATATTAAATCAATAAAAAAATTTTATCATGAGGAGTTTGATGTTGCAGATAAACTCTCTTATAGACATTGTGAGTTAGAATTTCCTTCAAAGGAGCAACATCCTAAGATTTATAAAATTGTTTCTGGAATATTTAATGAAATTAACAGTAAATATTTTAAATATGATTTAATTGATAGTGTAGAAATACAATTTGTTAAGTATAATATTGGTGGTAATTATAATTGGCACTGTGATTATGGTCTATCTCAAAATCCAGATGCTGATAGAAAATTAAGTCTTTCTATTCAATTATCTGATGGATTTGAATATGAAGGATGTGATTTAATATTATGTGATCAATCCCGCATTTACCGTAATCTAAATCGGAAAATTGGATGTGGTATGGTTTTTGATTCCAAAACTCCACACAAAGTAACACATCTTACTAAGGGAGTTAGGTATTGTTTAGTTGCATGGATTCATGGACCACAACTTAGATAATTTAACAATTATTACAAAAGTTTAGATTGTTTTAATGTGTGTTTTTGTATCAACACAAACTTGACAGGTTGAAACTACTTACTAGTATAACTAGTAGTATTCAACCTAGAAACTCATGGATCAGCACACCTACCTTAACTGGGTGAAGATCAAGGAGACTTTTGAAGCCTCTGGGAACACTAATAATATGTTCTATAAAAGAGCAGTTGAAATTGTAAAAACCCGAAGAGACCCATTAGCAAAGTTTCTTGGAGATGAAAATTGATGGAACCTCAAGATGAATTGGTAACACGTACAGAAGTACAGGAGATGATTGATGCAGCAATACGACGACACAACCGTAATGCTTCTATCATTAGCATGTGCGTTGGTTGGGTGGTTCTTGCTTTATTTGCTGAGGGACTTTTGAGATTGGTTGGGGTAATTCCACCTTTACTTCCATTTCTTAAAATTACTTTAAACTAAATGGTAATAATTACAGAAGAAGATCTGCAAAAATTAAACCAAAGAGTTCTTCAACAAAAAATGGAGGAACTCTTTGAAGAACCATCTACTTACGAGGACGAAGAAGATGACTAAAACACTTTTAATCGGATCCTTAATATATTTTTCTACAATTGGATTGTGGATTTATTGGGGATTGACCCATGCATATCCACAATAAACAAAGATATTACTTTGCAATGTCTGCTTTTGTGAGGATGTACGGGCACAGTGTGGTTCATAATCATGATATCAAGCAGTTTTGTATAGAATGGTCTGAGTGGGATGTAGATGCCCCTCTGTCAGGACTGAATGAGGTAGACCAATACTTCTACTATGAATATAAAAATTGGAGAGGAAGATGATTTTTCACATTGTAGAAACACTCGCAGCAAGTCCAGTATGGTTGGGACTTTGTGGGGCAGGCTTGACAGTTGCCCCGATTATGGGTATAATGCTTATACACCGAACTAAATAACGGTGTAACTATTAAGTTCAAAACATATAAATAGTTTTGAACTTATTTGATAAGTTTTTATGCCGTATTCAAATCCAGAACAACAAAAAGCCGCACAGAAGCAGTGGTATGAGAAAAACAAGTCTATTACCGCTCAAAGATCAAAAGAGGCTAGACAAAGGAAGAGAATGTGGTATAATAATATTATGGATGAAAAGTCCTGTGAGAGATGTGGAGAAAATGATAATGCCTGTCTAGACTGGCATTATCTCAATCCAAAAGAAAAAGAACACGATATTGCTTTTTTACTTTGTAATAGGAGTAAAGAATCAATTTTAGAAGAAATGCAAAAATGCATCTGTCTCTGTTCTAACTGTCACAGAAAACTTCATTACTACGGGGTGTAAGTCAGAGGTAGACGGCTTGCTTTGGGAGCAAGAAGACGCACGTTCGATCCGTGTCACCCCGATCGCCAGTTACTTCACTGGCACACTTGACTTAAAAGTCTCAAACCCTTATAATACTAGAGAAAACAAATCAAAACAATGTCTCTGATCCAAAAATTCAAGAAAGATGTTAGCACTCTTCATCTTGCTGCTAACGGAGAAATCTACCTTGATGTAAAGAATCCGAAACTTTATAAAAAGGTCCGTCGTTTTTATGAAAATGAAGGAGTGGTATTTTCTGGTGAACCTCTTGATGATTATGAAATGCTTATGGAGTATATTGCCCAAGATCTTGAGTCTGTAGAAGTTGCATAAAGAATATAGTCTCGGGATGACTATAAAAGCGCACTGGTCGGGAGCAACCCCTTTATGAAAAAGTCTGATGTATTAAGATACATTGGTAATATTCTTCTCCTATCAGGATATTTTATTCTTTTATGGGGAGAACCTAAAGTTGGATTACTTGTAAAATGTGTTGGAAATGCATGTGTAATTCCATTCGCAATCAAGTATAAATTTTGGGATATTCTTGTATTGTGTGCTTTTTATGCTGCAATAGAACTTCCAAAATTAATTCAATTAACCTTTCCTAATTTGTTTGTAAATTAGGTGGTGGAGTCAATGACCCATTTTGTCCTCGTCGGATTGGACATAAAATATGCCGACTGGTGTGGATGGGGAAACCCCGCCTAGTTTCTTGCTCCTAGTTAAAAAGCAAGTGGCGAGCCTGCATACTGAGCAAGAGAGGTTGCATAAACCTCTCTTTTTTGCTATAATGGGGAAAATAATATATTAATTTTTTTAGTCTCATGTCAAAAACTATTACCGTAGTTTTAAATAGTTATAAAAGACAAAATTTGAGAGAACAGGTTAATGCCATTAAGAATCAAAGTGTTCCAGTTGAGGAAATTTTTTATTGGCAAAATACTGTTCCTGGATTTGCTTATGATGAAGAAACATATTGTGAGTTGAACGCTGCGCTGAGTAATTATAATTATGGTGTTTGGGCAAGATTTGCATATGCATTAAATGCAAAAACGGATTATGTTTGTGTTTTTGATGATGATACCATTCCAGGATCTCGTTGGTTAGAAAATTGTTTAAACACTTATGAAACACATCCAGGATTATTGGGTGGTATTGGACTTAGATTTAAAAATTCTAATTATGAATTAGATTTTCTTCCAGATGGAAAAGCAACTAGATTTGGATGGGACAATCATCCAGATCTTGCTGGGAACAATACAGAACCAGTTGAAGTTGATATTGTTGGTCACTCTTGGTTTTTTGCGAGAGATCTTCTTTCTGTTTTTTGGAGAGAATTGCCAGATCCGCAATGGTCTATGCAAGTTGGTGAAGATATTCATTTTTCACACATGATTCAAAAATATACCGACCTAAAAACATATGTTCCTCCACATCCTCCTAATGATACAACAATGTGGAGTAGTTTGAAAGCAGCACTATATGGTGGTGATCAATATGCTACCGCTAATTTCTCTGGCGAAGAAATGAGAAAATATTTGAAGCATACGGTTGACAGTGGTTTTGTTCTTTATAGAGATCGGCAATGAAAGATTATCGTAAAGAAATAGAGTTTTTTTATAATAAACTTGTTAATAATGAAAAGTTTGCCTTGGGAAAATTTGCTGATGGTGAATGGGGTGCGATAAAAGGTACTTCTTTTTTCCCTGCAAATGGTGAATGGCAGGCAAATGGAAATGATCCTGCTTTTGAAAAGGCAAGACTAGAACTCGCTGAATCAATCCAATATAAGCATCCAGATTATTATGTTGCAATTTGCCCTTGTTATAGAGAAGCAATAGAGTTTTCTGGACAAGATGAGGAGAATATTACTTATGCTAATATTTTTGTTAACTCCAATTATCAGTTCTATAAAGAAAATTATATTCCTTTATATCAAGAAAGAGACATTCATTTAGTTACACACAGAAATACAAATTTAGAAGACCTTCCGTTTAAGGTTGAAAAATTTTATCCTATTGAATATAATGCCTGGATTGAAAATAGAGATCTAGTTGATCAAATTTTGGAACAAGATTTAAGTAATAAATTATTTTTATTTGCTGCTGGATCTTTCGCAAATATTTTAGCGTATAAACTATGGGAATCTAATAAAAAGAATACATATATTGATGTTGGATCAACACTCAATCCATGGACCAGAATTGAACGTTTACAAAGGGATTATTACATGGGTAATAAAGACTTAGAATGTTTAGTATGTCCATGCCCAAATTTTTACAATATTTGATATGAAAAAAGCACTAATAACTGGTATTACTGGACAAGATGGTTCTTATCTTGCTGAACTTCTCTTACAAAAAGGATATGAAGTTCATGGAATTGTTCGTAGAAGTTCTTTAATTAATACTAAACGTATTGATCACATTTATCCTCAACTTAATCTTCACTATGGAGACCTGACTGATTCTACAAATCTTGTTAGAATCATTCAATTAGTTCAACCCAATGAAATATATAACCTTGGCGCTCAAAGTCATGTTAAAGTTTCTTTTGAAACTCCAGAGTATACTGGACAAGTAGATGCTTTAGGAACTCTTCGTATTCTTGAGGCAGTTCGTTTGCTTGGAATTGAAAATACAGTTCGCATTTATCAAGCATCTACTTCCGAATTGTATGGTTTAGTTCAGGAAATTCCTCAATCAGAAACCACACCTTTTTATCCACGTTCACCTTATGGAGTGGCAAAACTTTATGGATACTGGATCGTCAAAAACTACCGAGAGTCTTATGGATTACATGCAAGTTCTGGAATTCTTTTCAATCACGAATCCCCTAGAAGAGGAGAAACTTTTGTCACAAGAAAAATCACTCGCGGATTATCATCTATTTCAACTGGGCAACAAGATGTATTATATCTCGGGAATCTGAATGCAAAACGCGACTGGGGACATGCTAAAGACTTTGTTGAAGCAATGTGGTTGATGCTTCAACAAGATAAACCTGATGATTATGTAATTGCTACAGGAGAACAATATTCTGTTCGTGAGTTTGTTGAGGTGGCAGCACCATACTTTGGAATGAATATTGTATGGGAAGGCGAAGGACTTCATGAAGTTGGTATTGATAAAAATACTAAAAAAACAGTTATTAAGGTAAGTCCTAAATATTTTAGACCTGCTGAAGTCGAAACCTTATTAGGTGATGCCACTAAGGCAAAAGAAAAACTAGGTTGGGAACCTAAGTTTTCTTTCAAACAATTAGTTGAGGATATGTGCATTTATGGACAATAATTATGACGTTGTAATAAAATCTCATCCAAAGGATTATTATAAGTTAGATCTGGTTGTTGAATCATTAAGATATTTAAATCCACAACCACAAAACATTTATATTTTAAGTCCAGATGGATTTTATCCAAAAAATACTTCTTATGATTCTAAAATTATTTACATAACTGACGATCAAGTTTCTCCATTTATTGATAGAAGTAAATTAACTCATAGGCCAAATTGGAACTGGGTTAATTTAGTAACTATCTTACAAACATTTACTGAAAATGATTTATATTTAGATGTTCAATCTGATAGTTTTTTTATTAAAGAAATTAATCTTTTTGCAGAAAATGGAAACCCTAAGATATTTCAATCTTCTTATAATGATGGAAATAGTAGAGGACATAAACCATATTTTAATTTTAGTGAAAAAGTTTTTAATATCTCTAAAATGAATAGTGGGTATTCATACATAATTGAATTTCTTATGTATGATAGAAAAAAACTGTCAAAATTACTTGATGGATATTCTAGTGTCGATGAATTACTTGAATTTTGTTACCAAAGTGTAAACCAAGAAAGTTATCCTGCTGATCAAGAAATTTACGGAAATCTTTTGGAAAAATATTTTTCTTCAGATTATGAATTTGTTTCAAATTTTCCAAATATTCAAATAGGTAGTTACACTCCTCCGTCAAGAGAAGAACTTGTTGAGTTTATTGAGTCTAATAAAAAACAAGATAAATTTTTTATTTGTGGTTATCATACTTATCAGTAATAAATATGGAAAAAAAATCTAAAATTTTTATTGCAGGACATAATGGATTAGTTGGTTCTGCTATTGTTAGAAATCTTTTAAAAAATGGATACACTAATTTATTAACTATTGATCGGAAAGACCTTGATTTGCGAGATCAATTCAAAACACAGGAATTTTTTGAAAGTAACAAACCTGATTATGTTTTTTTGGCAGCAGCTAAAGTTGGTGGAATAGGATATAACAAATCTTTTCCTGCAGATTTTATTAGGGATAATTTACAGATTCAAACTAATGTTATTGATTCTGCATATAGAAACAATTGCAAAAAATTGTTGTTTCTGGGATCTGCTTGTATTTACCCTAAAAATGCTCCTGTCCCAATTAAAGAAGAATATTTAATGACTTCTGAATTGGAAACTACCAATGAAGCTTATTCTATATCTAAAATATCTGGATATATGATGTGTAAAAAGTATACTGAGCAGTATGGATTTAAAACATTATCGGTAATGCCTAATAATTTGTATGGTATTAATGATAATTTTAATATTGAAGAATGTCATGTTATACCTAGTTTGATTAATAAATTCATATTTGCCAAGGAAAACAATCTTTCTGAAGTAGTTTGTTTTGGTGATGGAAGTCCAACTAGAGAGTTTTTATTTTCTGATGATCTTGCTGATGGATTAATATTTCTTATGAATAACTATGATGATCCAAACATCATTAATATTGGTCCTGACCGTGAAGTTAGTATAAAAGAACTTTCGGAAATTATAAGTGAAATGGTTGGATATGGTGGTAAAATAGTTTGGGATATTGAAAAACCCAATGGAACTCCAAGAAGAGCTTTAGATACTACTAAAATTTCCAATCTTGGATGGAAATCTAAAACATCTTTAGAAGATGGTTTAAAATTTACTATAGACTGGTTTATTAGCAACAGGAGAACTTATGGGCGCATCTAATTACAAATGGCCACTGATGAAAAATTCTATCTCTATCTTGGATAGAATTAAACTTTCTGCTTTTATTTTAACCTCAGATAACTTTACTCAAGGTAAAAAGGTTAGACAATTTGAAGATGCTTGGTCAAAATGGTTGGGGTGTAAACATTCTCTTTATGTTACTTCTGGAAGCACCGCAAATTTTCTTTTAATTTCAGCATTAATTGAAAAATATAATTTTAATCATGGGGATAAAGTACTTTTACCCGCTTGTACTTGGGTTACAAACATAAATCCTATTTTTCAATTAGGATTGCAACCCATTTTTTGTGATATTAATCTTAGCAACTATAGTTTTGATGATGAAAACTTAAAAAGAATATCTGAAAAACATAAAGATATTAAATTAGTTTTTGTTACCCATCTTTTAGGATTGACTGCTCCAGTTGAAAAATATAAAGAATATTTTCCAAATGCTATTTTTATTGATGATGTTTGTGAATCACATGGATGTTTAGAATCAAATGGAAATAAAGTAGGATCTAATAGCGTTGGAGCAACTTTTAGTTTTTATTTTGGACATCATATGTCAACAATTGAAGGTGGAATGATTTCTACTAATGACAGTGAACTATATGATATTATGAAAATGAAAAGAAGTCATGGACTTGCTAGAGTTTCTGACAATTATGAAACTTATGTCCAAAAAAATCCGACTATTGAAAAATCTTTTTTGTTTGTAAGTGATGGGTATAACTTTAGAAATACAGAAATTGGTGCTGTTCTTGGATTATCTCAATTAAAAAGGTTAAATAAATTTATTGAGAATCGTAGAAATGCTTATGTAAAGTATGTTTACATGACAAATAGAAATGGAAATTTTTATCCAGTAGTAGAAAATAAAGGTAATAGTTCATTCTGTTTTCCTTTTATATGTAAGACAAAAGAAATTAAGAAAAAACTAATTGCTTTATTTGATGAAAATGGAGTAGAATATCGTCCTATTGTTGGTGGAAATCTTCTTAAACAACCATACCTTAAAGATTATCATATAGAATGTCCTGGAGAAATTGTAAACGTAGATATTCTTCATGATAACGGAATTTATATTGGTAATAATCAGTTCGTAACAAATGAAGATTTAACTTTCCTTAAAAATATTTTCCT